CAAGTCTTCCCTAGAAGAAAAGAAGTACGCAAAGTTAAAAGAGGCTCTAGATATTAAAAAAGCTAGAGATCTTAAACTTAACCAGCTCAAGACGGCTAAGAGCCTTTCTGACACGGACCTTGCCATTTTGCTTTACTTGGTAGGATTTGAAGGAAAAGCTCTTCAGACAGCTTGGGCGGTTGCAAAGAAGGAATCCAATGGCAGGCCTTTGGCTTACAATGGAAATACTAAAACTGGAGATAGTTCATACGGGATCTTCCAAATCAATATGATTGGAAATCTAGGTCCTGAGCGTCGTGCTAAGTATGACCTATCACACAATAAGGAGTTGTTTAATCCAGTAACCAATGCTTCTATTGCGTTTAAGATGACTAAGCAAGGGGAGAATTGGTCTTCCTGGAAGGGTCTCACACCTAGAACAAAACAGTGGTTGGCTAAGTTCCCTGCTGTAAGTCTAAAACCTTATGTAATGCCTGATTTGTCGGCATTAAAAGTTTGACTTGATTAAATCACAGTGGTAGAGTAGTTCTATGGAAAATATAGATAATACTGGAGATATAGACATTCGTGTAGTACGCAAATGGCTACAGAACAGAGAATCAGTTTTCCATGGAACTTGCTCTAGCAATTATATTGCTGGATTTGATGACGCAGTGTTTCTAACCTGCTTTGAATGTTCCGATAAAATTTACATTGGACTAGATACATACATGATCATGAAGAAGGAAGTAAATGTCTGAAGAAAACGATAATCTTTTACTTGGGATTTATATACAACTTTCCCGTGTTTATGATATGCTAGTATTAATAGCGGATGGAGTAGGAAAGGGTGAAGAAGCCCTTGAAGTCAGAAACCTGCATGAGCAGGGAAAGATCCTAACTCCACCACCATCATTAGTGGAGGACGAGGATGCCTAAGTATTTTGTTACTATCAACCTAGAAGTTGATATTCACAAGAGCGATAGTATTCATCACATAGTTGATTCATTCGACTTCGTAGGTCAAGCAGAGAATACAGAAATTCTTGATATTGACTTCGAACTTGCAGAAGAATCATATATGGACGATGAAGACGACTCTAATGACGAAGATTTTTAAAACCATATAATCCGATAAAAGAAAAGCCCTCTAGTTTTTACTAGAGGGCCTTCTTATTTTTGTACTTAAGACTTCATAGCCTTAAAAGTAATAGCATCTACGATGCCTGTTTCTGCAAGACCCTTGGACTTTTGAAAAGCTCTTACAGCCTTCTCTGTTCCTGGTCCGAAATCACCGTCAGCTTTTAGTTTAAGGAGTGTTTGTACGTTCTTGACGCCAGAACCCTTAGAACCTCTCTTAAGCGGTGTAAAGGCTGCTACAGGCTTTGCTGCGACAGTCTTTGGTGCAGCTGGCTTAGCTGCTTTTGCAGGTGCGGCAGGAGCATCAGATGAACCTACCTTAGATAGTAGTGGAACATTTTCTTCACCAGAATAAACTGGACGTCCCCAACCTACTACAGCATTCATAAGCTTTAGCTTATTATCTTTGACATATGCACGAGTTTTTTCTACGCACATTCCGCCATTTCGCTGATCTCCCTTGGCTGTTCCCGAAGTGTTTCCTTCAATAACTTGAATTGTTCCGTTGCCATTGTTTTTTACACAAATTCCAACGTGAGAAATTCTGTTGACCCCATCATCTGGGAAATCAAAATAGATCCAATCTCCTGGAGTTGGATCGTCATTGCGAGCATCTGCCCAGCGATTATTCTTTTTAAAGAAATCTGCGGCTGCGACTGTTGATGCTGACTTAGGATACTTCTTTGGGTCTAGTCCAGAAGTAAAAGCGCACCAAGAAACAAATGACTGGCACCATGGAAGAAAGTTTGCACCTGTCCACTTACCATACTTTGTCTCGTTGTCTTTTGGACCTTCAATAGTCCCAACTTCTTTCTTAGCAATTTCTACAATTGCTTCTAGAGAACCCTTTGCTGCCAATTACTTTGCTACCTTCTTAGAAGCAGTTTTCTTTGCTGCTGTCTTTGTTGAAGCAGATGCCTTTACGGCTGTATCCAACTTCTTTGTAGCTTCCTTAGCTGCTGCTGCGGCAATTCGTCCGAATGCAGGATCCTTCTTATTCACCCAGCGTAATGCAACTGGGACGAGTGATGCCCAGAGAGAGTTAGCAACTAGTAGCCACTCTCCATTACCAAAGTCAAGCGGGCTTGAAATGTTAGAGGTCGCCATTACGATGCTGATAGCACCCATTACCTGACCAATTAGATTTCTTGCATATGACTCTAGCATTGCTTTATTTTGTGTTGACATATATATCTCCTTTTAAGTGTGTCCTTAGACACGTTTCATATCCATTGTATCACCAAGGAATGAAAGGTGAGCCGTTTACGTGGACAATGCTCAGGTCCCTTATGCTCTAGCCAGCTATCCCGAAGGAAAGTAATGCGTAGATGCACGTATTAATTATAGCCTACTTGATTTTGATTTGTCTAGGCTTTTTTTCTTCTGGAATTTCACGCTTTAGGACGATATATAGAATACCGTCGCTATAATCAGCGGAATCTACTTCCCAGTATTCCCAAAGAGTAACTGTTTTAGTAAACTTCCGAGCAGCGATACCCTTATGGATATATTTAGGCTCCTCTTCAGATTTAGCTTTCTCTCCTGAGATAGTTAGGACACGATTTTCCATTTCAACCTTTACTTCATTCTTGGTGAATCCAGCAAGGGCGAGTTCAAGGACTCTTGTATCCTCGTCGATCTCACGAATGTTGTATGGTGGATAAGTATCCTGGGGGGTCCAAGTGGAAGATGTTACCGTATTCCACATGTTGTCAATCAATTTAAACGGATCATATACTGAAACCGTATAGTTATTACCTGTCATTTATTTGCTCCTTTTAAGCGAGTTAGATTTAGCACTCCCCGAAGCAGAGTGCTAAACCTATTATATCAAATTTGATATTTACTCGCCAGAAGAGACTTCGGCTATTTTAGACTTGGCAATAGCAAGTACTGGTCCAACTAAAGGAGAGTATCCAGTAGCCACAGCCTCTTTATTACATTTATTTACAGAAAAAGATAGAAACTCTCTGACTGCATCATTTTTTGGGGTGCTTTCCTTAAATGCAACTATATAGCTAAATGCTGATACGTTATATGACAAAGGATTTTTATTATTATAGTTTGCCTTTATGAGTCCATTAGCTAATGGTTCAAAATCACTAAGGAACTGAGATGCTGCTTTTGAAGTAGGGGCAGTAAATTTACCAGCACCATTTTCAATTAGTGCAAGCTTTAGTCCACTAGCAAAAGAAGATTCTGCGTAGGTTATTACGCCATTCATTTGACGGGCTATCATTACAACTCCGTGAGATCCTGAACCTGCCTGAGAACTAAAAGATAGTGTTCCAGGATAAGCACTCTTAAAGTCTTTATTACCTGCCTTAGTCCAAATTGTTGGAGCTACTGCATTTAAATACTCTGTGAATATCTGACTTGTTCCAGATCCATCTGCACGATAAGCAATTCTAATATTTGTTGCTGGAATCTTTGGCTTAACACCCTTAATTGTGTTATCTGCAATAATTGATTTATGATTCCACTTTGTGATCTTTCCTGCAAAGATATTTGCTAGTGTTTCTTTTTTAAGCTGTATAGGCTTTGAATATCCATCAAGTCTATATATGACTCCAATAGGCCCAGCAATAAAAGGAACATAGACTATCCCAGATGGCTTTGCCTCTCCTGGGTTATATGGAGTGTCTGTTCCAGCAAAGTCAATGATCTTGTTATTTAATTGTGATCTACCAGCGCCAGATCCTAGTGAAGAATAAGTGATAGTATTTCCAGTTTCCTTGGCATAGCTGATTCTGCATGCGTCAAGGTAGTTTGATATAAATGATGATCCCGCTCCAACTACATCTTCTGATGCGGTGGCGGGATGTGATGTAAAGATACTAGCAACCAATGCTAGCGTTATGACTATAGATTTATTTCTCATAGTAACTCTAGTATACAATACTGGCCCACCCAGACATACCCATATTTAGATAACTATATATGAACATTATATGAATATACGCCGCAGTGAAGTGCGCCGAAAATGAGACCCCCTAATTAAATGCCCTGTATAATAACTATATGAACCTATACGATCA